ACCCGAATACTCGCCACCTTGGTCTGCATCGGAAATGTTTTTAACTGCTCTATCGTATAGAGTTGCCCATGTTTGTGAACGAGCATCGTTAATTAAGTAAGGCTCTGCCTCTAGCAATGCGCCATATAGCAACGCATCAGGGTAGTTTGCAAGGAACACATTAGAAGCGTTTGTGCTGGATAGCACAGGCGGCTTTGCGTAATACAGAATCTCTAATGTATATGCTGCATCAGGAATAGGAGCAAACTGAAACTCTGCGGCTAATACTGTATAAAAGACTGGCAAGCCAGACTCATCTGCCCTAGCATCTCTTGTGAAGGCGCTAGGTGACAGATAGGTTACTGGCATCCGAGGGTTTCCCTGTACGAATAAGTCACGAATCTCTAAGAAGTCCGTAGGCAAAGCTACTCGTGCATCACCGCCAACTGTAGGCGCTGTAGCCGACTTTAGCATCGAGCGAGTACGCAACTCTCTTGCCAGGCGAATCTCTGCAAAGCGAATAAAGTCAGGAATCTGCGTTGACAAGTCATTGCGGCCTAAATAGCCAGCAACAGAAGCCTGCAAGTCCGTGTAGTTTGTATAACCCATTATGTTTTCTCTATGTTCGCCCAGCTATAAGTATATTGACCTATGTGCTTTATCTCCATAGATAAGTCATGGTCTACCCAAGTATCAATCCCTGCGTCTTTTGCTTTTATGCAGAAGTAAATATCCTCGCCCAATATCTTATTGTTAGGCAACTGCTCAAAGTAAAAGTACGGTTCTTCTAGTTTTGCAAATACGCTTGCTTTAATCAACATAACGCCACAGCCAATGCCGTCTGCCTTGCTTATGCCGCTAAAGCTATTAGAGTAGATTGGCTGCCAATTGCAACCGCCATCCTTCTCAATATTCAGCATCTTAGCCGTAGGCATTACTGGCTCTGACCGTGTTGTTGCGTTTACTCCAATAATGTCCTTATTATGCTTTAAAAGCCGCATAATCGTATCTTTAGGGAATCGCATATCTGCATCTATAAATAAGATGTAGTCGCACTTAGCCGCTAAAGATGTTCTGACTAATTGGTTGCGCTGGTCAAATATCAATGTGCCAGCAGCCGTGTAAATGTCTATGTCATGCTTAGTCGTTTTAACCATGTAGCCAACCATTGCGGCTAGGTCAAACGCTGTTGCTACTTCCATCTGCCCTCTAGCAGGAATACATACGGCTATTCTCATACTACACCCCCACGAGTACGGAATACTCTGTTCTCTGGGTCATTAAGCCACTTCTTTAAACCTTTAGGATCAATGATGTGATAGCCACGCATCAAGCCTTTAATGTTTAAGTCGTTGATAATCTCTGTTGGCAATGTAGCTATATGGTTTCTAGGGTCGATTGGGTTATCGCCCCAGCCTTTGCCTGTACTGTTTTCTGCATACCTTGTCTTTGTATATTCTACAAAGTCGCTCATGTCGGTTACGGATTGAATAATCAAGCCGCCTTCACCGTCATCGTGAGCTATGCGAGTAACGCCATTCTCTACATCAATTATCTTTTTCAAATCCTAATCCACCTATCAGGTATTAGATCGGTAGTATCTAAGCCATTGGTAAACCAGTTTCTAGGACTAACTACAGTATTACCATTGGCAAGCCAAGCTCCCCACCAACCAAAAGAGCTATTAGCTATTATATGGTTTTTGAAGGAGGAAAGTAGAGATAAATCGGTGACTGCTGTATTGCATGGCATTACATAATCGGCCCACTCTAGGTTTGCTATACACCAGGCTGGGTCATCCGAGAATACAACTACTGTATGGTCAGGAAATATCTCTAAAGCCTCTAAGTAATATTCGTTGCCTAGATTGTGGAATACCTCTGGCAATAGCAGGTAATCGCCACGCCTTACTGTTACCGCTACCATGTCATCGTCAAAAGATGATTTTGGCAGGGAAAACTCTTTTCTTACTTGGTCTGCAATGTCGGCAAAATACTTCTCCGACTGCCAATAACCCACCATCATTCCTGATTCGGTTATGTCTTGATGCCTAAAGCCTTTTTCCTCTATCAGCTTTCCCTGTTCATTTGTAACAGTAGCTGATATAGGGAAAACCCCTAGCTCGTATTGCCTATTCTTATTTACTTCGTAGAAACTGTTGTTTAAATACAACGGTTCTTTTAGTCGTTTAGCGACAGACAGTCCAGCAGCATACTGGAACATCTGATTGCCTAGACCACCTTGAATGTATGTAATCATAAAATGAGGGGCAGTTACCCACCCCCCATTCTACTTACTAATCACCGATCTATCAAGACAGATCGAAAATACCACCGTGTGCAGCTTCGTTGCGAACTTCGAGGGTCAATTCGGCCAAGATTTGGGTCTTGTCGCTATCGCCAGCTTTTGCGAGTTCATTCGTTTGGAATGGGCGCAGGTAAGCCAATGCTGCATACTCAGGATCGAGTACGAGAGCATCACGAGTACGCATGAAACGGTTAGGAACGATCTGCAATACACCAAAGTCGGACTGATACAGATCAGCGCCAGCTAGGATGGTTGCTTGACCGTTTGTAGGCACTTGATAACGCTGTGCTGCCAAACCAGTAAAGCCTGCAACAACTTGCTTGAGAGCTGGGCTAACAAACAAAGCTGATGGTGTGCCACCAGAAGTAAACACTTTAGCAACAACATCTTTCAACATGGTTTCTGTGAAAGTGCGGGTTGTGCCATCGGTACGAGTAGAAACACCGATAGTTACTGGATCAACGCCAGCAGTCGTGCCAGAGCCTTTGTTGGTGTTGGTCTTGATGTACGACAGGAGTGAACCCATCTTACGAGCAGTAGAGTTGCTTGTGCCTACAGCTTGACCTTGGTTGGCAGTAATGATTGCCTCAATGTCACGCTTGATTTCAGCAGAAGCCTTAGCCAATTGATAAGCCTTTTCAGACTTACGACCAGCTTTGTCAACAGCTTCCAAAGTACCAGAAACTTGAATGGTCTTACCTACGATCTGTGTGTAGTTACCAATACGGCTGGTTGGGCTGAGGTCAGCAGCAGAAGCGTCTGCACCTTCAACTAACGCATTGCTGGTAGTTGCGGCTGCGAGAGCGTCAGTCTGCCACTCATGGTAAACACCAGTAGCTTTGGTTTTGCCAATCGATGACATGATTGGAGTGTCGGTTGGGGAAATGTTATAGATAACATCGCTTAGATCTTCACGAGCGCCAATGGCTTCGTAACGGTTATAAATACCCATGATTTAATTCCTTTAAATTATAAAAATCGTTCAAATAATCTTGCAGCGTCTTTCTTATTGCCTGATTGTCGTAAACGCTCAAAATCTTTCTTTTTTGCTTCTTGTTCGGAACTCTTAGGGTTAGATGTTCCTGGCTTCAATGTCTTTGGTGCTGACTGCACTTTCTTATGTGCGCCTGGCTTCCCAGCCACTAGCTTGTCATACATCATCGACTTATAGAGCGCTGACACAGCTCGGCTATCGTAAACTTGGCTTAGTTCTTGATCCGAGAATCCAATGGATTTGGCATAAGACCGAATATCCCTACGGATTACTTCGGCTTTAGCTTCATCCTTAAACTCAGGAATCATCTCAACTAGCTTCTGTTGCTCTTGCTGAATGTGCGATTGCAATACTTGGGCCTGTTGTTGGGCCTGTTCTTGCTGTACTCGCTGGCGTTCAGCTTGGATAGCGCTAAGTTGCTTTTCCTTCTCACTACGCTCTGCTATGGCGATTGCATACGCAATTGGGTCATTCTCTTTGAGTTCCTGTAGGTTCTCAGTCCCAGTTTGCTGTTGTAGCAACTGCTCAATAACTTGGAGTCGTTGTGCATAGGTATCACGCACCTTGGCTGTTTCCTCAATCTTACTGCGCTCTGCCTCTACGGCCTTGCGCTGTTCCGCTAAAGATTGAGTCTTTTTCTGATAATCGGCAGTTCGACTGTATCCGTTCAGAAGCTCATCAAGGCTTACCTCCAGTTCCTCACCGTTAGCTTTCACTCGGTATTTGGGAGATTCCTCTACTTCTTCTTCATAAGACTCAGTTTCTTCCGCATTTAAATCCGATTGCTCGAACTCGCCTTCATCTGAATACTCCTCAGAATCATCGCTTGCACGAACTTCTGGGTCAGCTTGCGCTTCCTCGTTTCGTGGCTCAAGAATAGACATAAATGCGTTAGCCGCACCGTTTACAGATGTATCTACACTCCCTGATGGGTTGGTGTTGTCGCTCATGTTGTTTACCTTTTAGGTAGTTAAAAAACTTTAAATCGCCTCTTATCAATTTCGCTCTGCTGCACGAGTGATTGTAAAGATGCTTCAAATTCCTCGATTGCTCTCAGCTTCACTAAGGCTCGTTCTCTGCCTTCTACATCGTGTTCTGCTGATCCAAATATGTAAGACTTGTACAAGTCTTTCTGAGCCTCTACTAACTCCATAAAGAACTCATCCATCAAATAATTATTGGCTCTTTCTGCCTTGTTCATTGCATACCCTTGGCTACCATTTCAGCCGTTTTTAACTGTGTTTCTGCTTGAAACTGTGCAGTCTTTAACTCTAACTGTGCCGCAGCCTTCTCACGCTCTAACTGAATTTCAGCAATAGCCATCTCTCTAGCCAACTGAATATCTGCCTGCGCCTTAACTTGGTCTGCTTCGATCTTGGCTTGGATCTTGGCTTGATCGCCTTGAATCTGAGCCTGTACCTGTTGCATATAGACCATCGTTGCTGGGTCTTGCTGTGGCTGCTGTGGAGGAGGATTGGAGAGCATCTGATCCATCTCAGGAGTAATCTCTTTAAAGAACTCAGTAGAGTCCTTAAAGCCTGCCGCCTCAATGAAGCGACCTAATGTTTCACGATACTGGGCTACAGATACCAATGGATTTGCTGGGCCTTGCGTCTGCAAAATCTGCTCTTGCTTCTGCAATACCATAGCTGCCATAGCCATCTGCTGATCTTTATTACCAGTACCTAAGCCTACATTAACGGTCATATCGTAGTGGTTAGACCACTCTCTAGGATCAATAGATACATACTTGCCACGCAGACGGATTACACGCTCTTTGTCTTGGTACTTGCAAAGTAAGTGGAAAATGCCTGTAAACAAGTCCTTTACACCAGTATCAGCAAAGATACGAGCAATCATCTCAATACGACCTGCGCCAGACTGCTGCATTGCGGCAATAGCTGTAGCGGTTGTGTTCTGCAAAATGCTTGGATCTAATACTTGACCAGCTTGTGCAACGCCTGAGCGCTTCTGCATTACTGAGTCTAAATACTCTAGCATTGGGAAAGACTGTGCTGCGGTTGCTGGTACGGTCAAAGCCTGTACTGCTCCCTGAGACTTCATGCGCACTACCCCATTAGGAGCAACGGTTAAGAGGTCATCCATGTTGACTTGACCATCAATAGCCGTCATACGAGGCATATTGGTCAGGTACATATTGTCGAGAATCTGACGAGTAATCGTAGACTTAATCAACTGAATATCCATGCTACGGTCTGCCAAACTCTGCCCAAAGAACTTATGGGGCATTGGGATTGGGCAAATACTAGCAAAAGGAATGTGATCTACTTCCTCGTTATCTAGGATCTCTGAGCCAGCGTAGGTTACTTTACGCAACTCAGCAATGCCATCCTCATCGTAATCGGTGCGGATATAGCACTCAAATACTTCAATGTCCTGCATATAGAAGTCTAATGACTGAGTTTCGTCAGGCATCTCACCACGCTCATATCGAGCAATTCGCTCAGGCGTGTAGGTCAGGTCAAATAAACGGCATAGCGACTGTTACAGCCCTCGGTGGGGTGCAATATAGCGGTTCAGCAGAAGTTAATGGTGTAGCTACAGTTAATGCTAACGCTATTGCGGTTTATTCTGCCATTGGCTCTGTAAACGGTAACGCTACAGTTGTTTGTTTAGGTCGTATTTTGGGCGATGAGTGGGCTGATGAAACACCAGGCTCAGAAAGTTGGACACCCGAAACGCCAGAACAAGACACATGGACAGCAGTTGGTACGGAATCAACAAGCTGGGATAATGTACCTGCAAATAATCCAAACTGGACAGATAAATCTATTGGGAATCAGACATGGCAATAAGTAGAGTTACTTTCGGGGAATGGACTCCTGACCAGCCAGGCTTAACTAATGGCCTACAAAGGGCAGAGAATGTATTTGCTAAGGCTGTAGGCTATGGCGCTATTAACGCATCAGAGGACTATTCTGCGGCTGCATCTGAAAACCTAAACAATGTAGTGGCAGCCAGAACTACCGCTACAGGCGTAACTTCTGTATTTGCTGGTGGCCCAACAAAGCTATTTAAGCTAGATGTATCAGACCTGTCTTTGGATAATGTTTCTAAGGTATCTCGCACGATTACTACTGTTGCTAGAACGACAAACATAACGACAATTACTACATCTGCAAATCATGGCTATTCTGTAGGGGATAGTGTTACGGTAGCGGCTGTTACAAATACAGGCGTAAACGGAACATTCACCATCGCTAGTGTTCCGACTTTAACTACATTTACCTATGCAAACGCAGGAACAAACATTACAAGTGGCGCAGATACAGGCACAGTTACATTTCAATATGTAACGCCTTCTAATCAACGCTGGCGCTTTACTCAGTTTGGTAATGTGTTAATTGCTGCAAATGGTGGCAATCGGCTACAGGGCTTCAATGTAAACACAGATTCAAACTTTAGCGATTTGGCGGCAGATGCGCCTCAATCTCGCTATGTAACCGTAGTGCGTGATTTCGTGGTTTCTGGCTATGTAAATGATGCAACAATACGAGCCAATCGAGTTCAATGGTCTGCTTTGGGCGATGAGTCTAGCTGGGCTAATTCAGCTACTACACAGGCTGATTTCCAAGATATTCCTGATGGTGGCGCAGTAGTTGGCTTAACTGGTGGTGAATTTGGTCTGGTATTTATGGATCGCTCAATCCATCGTATGTCCTATGTTGGTAGCCCATTGGTATTCCAATTTGACAATATCAGCCGCAATCAAGGCTGTTATGAGGCTAATTCCATTATTCAGTACGGTGGCACATCGTTTTTCCTATCGGATAACGGCTTTTATGCCTGCGATGGTCAGCAGATCATCCCTATTGGAAATGAGAAGGTAAACCGCTACTTCTTTGCTGATGTAGATGAGGGCTTGTTACCTTTAATGTCGGCAGCAATTGATCCAAGCAGAAAGTTGGTTATTTGGGCTTATGCCTCAGTATCTTCTGCAACCGTAGATAAGCTCTTAATTTATAACTACGAGATTGGCAAGTGGACTAGCGGCACAACAACTGCAAGCCGTGTAGCTACATCATCTACACCATCCTTCACATTAGAAGGATTGGATGTGTTTGGTGACTTAGAGGATATACAAAGTAGCTTTGATAGCCGTGTATGGCTTGGCGGTAAGATGCAGTTTGCTGGCGTAAAAGATGCCAAAGTTGTTACATTCTCAGGCCCTAATAATACGGCTTACATAGAAACAGGCGATGTAGAAGTGCCAGGAGCAACATCCGCTATTACTCTTGCAAAACCAATTGTAGATAATGGCTCAGGCAATATTGCCTTAGTATCTCGCAGACTGTTAAACGAGCAAGTAGTGTTTGGTACGCAGTCGGTTGCAGACGCAGAAAACCGTGTAAGTATTCGTGGCGTAGGGCGCTATCATCGTCTACAATTGACACCTACAGGCCAATGGAAAACAACCGTTGGCATTGATGTTGAGTTGAACGGATTAGGGTCGAGATAATGTTTAGACGATTACCTCCTTTTGGTGGAGATCAGCGAGCAGTCGCTGAAATCGTTAATGGCATTATGGATGGCAAAACGAACAATACTGGCACTATTAGACTTAGTAGTGGCGCTACATCAACAACGCTTACAGATGCTCGTATTGGCCCAACATCGGTAATTATTATGACTCCAATGACATCAAACGCAGCCAAAGAGTTTGGCACTTGTTATGTATCTGCAAGAACAAACGGATCAGCAACACTTACGCACCAAAACACAGGTCATGCAGACCTAGATTACACATATATTATCGTAGGATAAAGGAAGATATTATGGCAGGCGGCCCAATTTCAGGAATTACAGATCAAATTGATAAATTTGGAAACCCAGCAGGCGGCATTAGAGATAGCCAAGGCAACCTAGTAGAGGGATTTATTCCTCCAACAGGCCCAGCAGGTATGGCGTTGGAAGATTTTATCAATCCACAAACAGGCCAAAGAGTAACTGCTCCTACTGGCGGATACACTCCTGCGCCTGGATTTGTTAGGGCAAGCCAACCTCAGCAAATTAGTCCTGCTGGAAGTTTTGATGATGCAGGACAATTTCGCCCAAATCCCAGCCCTTATGGTACTGCCCCAGATGGAAGTCAATTTACTCGTATGCCTGCTCCAAGTTTAACGCAGCCTTTTTTGCCAAGCGTTATGCCAAGCGTTGAGCAGCCTCCTACTGGTTTTAATCCTTTTGGTGGCTTAACTGCTCCAGGCGTTCCAGGTTTAGCAGGTATGGTAAGCAATTCAGAAGCTGCGAATAGCACAACACAAACAGCTCCTGTTCAAACCCCTCGCTTTTTGCCTAGTGAGCCAATTGTCCCTGGCGCTCCTGCTGCCAATGCCTCACAGATTGATGCGTCAATTCGCCCATTTTTAACAGAAGGCTTACGGCAGGCACAAGAATTGTTTTTGCGTCAGCAGCCGCAGATGTTCCCAGGTCAAACTTATGTTAGCCCATCAGAGCAAACCCTAACCGCATTGCAAGCTCAAGAAAATATTGCAAGGCAGCAATCTCCACTCTTAGGTGCAGCACAGGGTGCGTTTTTGCAATCGTTAGGCGGTATTAGCAATACAGCAGCAGGACAATATTTAAACGCTAATCCATATCAGCAACAGATGATGCAAGCCGCTACACGCCCATTAGAGCAAGCATTTAGTGAGCGAGTATTGCCTGGTATTTCTAGCCTGTATTCTAAGTCTGGTCGATTAGGATCTGGGTCTATGGAAAGAGCATTAACTTCTGCATCGGAAGGTTTTGGTAGATCAATAGGTGATATTACAGCCAATATTGCAGGCACTCAGTATCAGCAAGAGCGTGGGATACAGCAGCAAGCAGCATTGCAATTGGCAGCATTAGCTCAAGCTGCACCATCTTTATATAGTCAGCAATTTATCCCAGCACAGCAACTCGGTCAAGTTGGAGCAGCAAGAGAAGCTATTGCAGCCCAGCCATTACAAGAGGAAATGAATAGATTTGCTTATGGTCAGCGTTTGCCATACGAGCAATTGTCTGGTTTCCTATCATCTGTATATGGCTCACCATTAGGCTCTTACGGATCTCCTGCACCGCAACAACAGTTTACAAATCCTACTGTTGGCGCATTAGGAGGGGCATTAGGCGGAGGCATTGGTGGTTATGCGCTAGGCCGAATGTTGCCAACTGACTTTTTAGGTGGATACGGTGGCGCTGCTGGTGGTGCTTTGGGCGCAATTGGTGGCGGTCTTTTAGGCGGTGGATTCTTCTGATGACCGTCTTTCCTCTCAATGTTGCTTACATACACCAACATTGGGAGGATGTAGCAAAGCATTTGCAACCTGCATTAGATTTAAGTGGTGTGGAAGAATTTAATCTAGACCAGTTAAAAGTTTTTGTTGTTAATGGTACTTGGACTTTGTTTGTTGTTGCGGAAGAAGGTAAATTGTGCGGTGCGGTAGTTGTGGCTTTTTCTAACTATCCAAACGACAGGATTGCTTATGTAACCGCAATAGGCGGCAAGTTTATTAGCAGCAAAGAAACATTTACAAAGTTTAAAGATGCCCTAAAAAGCATGGGTGCTACTAAAATACAGGGTGGCGCAAGAGAATCGGTGGCAAGATTATGGAAGCGAATTGGCTTTAAGAACAAACAAATATTAGTGGAATATAGACTATGAGATTTAACAGCCGAGCTTGCGCCTTAATGGATATACCTGATTTGCCTATTATGGCATTTCAACATATTGGCGATAAAAAGATTAAACCGCAGGGTGGCGGTGGATTTAATCCAATAGCAGCAATTACAGACCCAATTTCATCTGCATTAGGCACAGACGGTGGTGGCGGTGGAGTTTTAGGCGCTTTGGCTGATATTGACCCTGGGCCTGCTATTGGTAGCGGATTGGCAGAAGTAGATGATTTTGTAAATGATGAAATACCTGGCGGCTGGGTTACTGTAGGTCTTGCTGCTGCTACGGCTGGCGCTGCCGCTTATGCCGCCCCTGCCGCAGGCGCAGCAGGAACAGGCGCAGCAGGAGCTGGCGCTGCTGGCGGTACTGCTGCTGGAACAGGATTAACTGCTGGCGCTGGCGCTAGTGGTGGCTTATTAGCAAGTGGTGGCACAGTAGGGGCATTAGGTGGCGCTGGAACTGCTGCTGGTATTGCAGGCACACAAGCTGCCGCAGGATTGGGAATTGCTGGTGGTTCAGCATTAGCTGGCACAGGCGCAGCAATAGGCGCTGGTTTAAGCGGTGTTGGTGGATTAAGTCCAGCATTACCTGCGGCTGGTGGTGTTGGTGGCGCTGGCGCAATGTCTGCACAACTTGCTCCAGGAACAATATTAGGAACAGGGCTGCCTGGCGGTGGCGCTATTGGCTCTAGCTATATGCTTGGCGCAGGTGGACTTCCTGCAACAAACGCTCTTGGACAGCTAATTCCAGCAAGTTCTGTTAGCTTTGGAGGCCAAGCAACTCCAGCATTAGGTTTGGGCGTAAATGACGCATTAAACGCTGCAAGAATAGGAAAAAATCTTTTAGAGCAATCAGCGACAACTCCAGCACAAGCAACTGCTCAACTAAGAGGAACTACAGTACCACGAGGTGGCGTAGATTATTCTGGTCTTTTAAATTTATTAAGTCCACGCATGGCACAAAGAAACAACCCATATTCTTTATTAGGATAAATTATGGCAATTGATCTATCAGCATTATTTGGCGCTGCTCCTGACTACTCTAGTATGCTTAGTCCAGAGCAACAACAGCAAATGGGCAAACAAGCCAATCAACAGGCTTTGCTAGGCAGTTTAGTTGCTTTGCTAGGCGCATCAGGCCCACAACCTAGACCAGTCGGCACAGGTCAAGCTATTGCAGGCGCATTAGGCGCAGGCATGGGGGCTTACCAAAATAGCTTTGATACTACTTTAAAACAACTGCTAACTGCACAACAGTTAGGAGAGGCTAAACAAAAGCAAGAAGCTCGTAAACGCTACGAGGAAGCTATTGCAGGCGCTACTACACAAAGACCGCAAGCTATTCCAATGGCTACAAGCGAAGGCTCACAACTCGAAATGCTATCTCGCCCTGAGTTTGGTGGAGCAATGGCAGAGCCAGAAACTATTGCTGCATTGCGTGGCAATTTGCCAATGACTAGCGTAACTGATCCTGCTGCGGCTAATCGTGCTGCATTAGATTATTTGCGCCAAGTTGATCCTGCTAAGTTTATTGAGCTAACAACGCCTAAAGCAGAGGCAGCGCCAGCATCAGTAAAAGAATATCAATTTGCTGTAGGGCAAGGTTATAAAGGAACATTCAAAGACTTTCAATTAGAGCAAAAAGCAGCAGTTGCACCTAAAGTAACTGTAGATATGACTAGCGGTCAAAAAGGCTTTACTAATGAGATGGATCTTAAAAAAGCATTTAAAGGAGAGCCAGTATATACGGCCTTTAATGAAATGCAATCAGCTTATGGTCAAATTACCGACTCATTAAAATCTAATAGCCCTGCTGGAGATTTGGCTGCGGCAACCAAGTTTATGAAGTTGCTTGATCCAGGCTCAGTAGTTCGAGAGTCTGAGCTAGGTATGGCTATGGCTGCATCAGGAGCGTTAGATCGTGCTAGGAACTATGCTGAATTGCGTATTAGCGGCAAGAAGCTAACACCAGACCAGCGCAAAGATTTCCAAGAATTATCAGACAAATTGTTTGGAACTGCAACAACTGCATATAACGCAAAGCGTAACGAATACGAACAAATGGGTACTGATTTTGGGTTAAATGCTGCTCGTGCATTAGGCGCACCAGCTAAAATGCCAAGCAAAACTATTTCTGTGGATTACTAATATGTCATATTCCATTACTACTAAAGATGGAATTACGATTAACAATATTCCAGATAATGTTGATCCAAATTCTGATGAGCTAAAGGCTAGAGTTGCTGTATTGCGTTCTACTGGTGTAGATAAGCCAACAAAAAAAGAAGAATCTATTGTTGAGCAAATCTCGCAAGGCGCAGCATTGGCAGCAAAAGAGATCCCACGCCAACTAGGATTAACGGCTAGAGCAGGTATTACTGGCGCTGCTGGATTACCTATTATGGCTGGAGATGCGCTAAACCAACTTATCAATATGTTTGGCGGCAATCTCCCAATGGCTAGTAAATCTATGCAGACATTGCTTACTTCTGCTGGATTGCCTGAGCCTGCCACAAAAGAAGAAAAGATTACACAAGATGTAGCCTCTGCTTTATCAGGAGTGGCTGCGCCTGCTGCATTAGCACAACGAGGCTTACAGACAGCACAAACTGCTGGCAGAGAAGCCCCAGCATTAGCTCGATTCTTTGCTGAAAATGTACCTTTGCAAGCTGCGGCTGCTGGCGGTGGCGCTTTAGCTTCTGCTGCTGGTCGTGAATACGCAGATGTAGGCGGCATGGGACAGGCTGGACTGGCGGTATTAGGCGGCATGGTAGCACCTAGTGGTATGGCTGGTAGCGCACAAGTATTAGGCAGGGCGGGCAAAGAAGTAGTAAGGCCATTTACTGCTGGCGGCAGAGAGGCTATTGTTGGCAAAGTATTGGAGCAATTAGCTAATAAGCCACAAGGACTGGCACAGCGTTTAGAGGAGTTCCAACCAGCTATACCAGGCTATACGCCTACTACTGCACAAGCAAGCCGAGATGTGGGCCTTATCTCTGCTGAAACCGCTATTCGTGGGATGGACACTACAGGTCAGTTTGCTGCACAAGCATCGCAGGCAAACAAGGCTCGTATGACAATCCTAGACCGTATGGCTAAGGATCAAGACGCTGTAACGCAGGCAATCTTAAAGCGTGATGAAGTTACTGCCCCTATGCGTGAGGCTGCTTTTGCTGCATCTAGGCAAACCCCAGAGCAAATCCAATCTGCAATCTCTTTGGTAGTAAATAAGAATATTGATGACATTTTGGCATCTGACGCAGGAAAGCGGTCTACCGTACAAAATGCAATGAAGTTTGCAAGGGATTCTGTCAATCGAGCAGACACAGTAGGCTCTCTTTATGAGGTTCGCAAAGACTTACGAGCCGCAGCGCAAGGCTTACTGGACAGAGAAGGCTCTGCCTTTAGCCAAGCAAAAGGTCAATTAGAGAATGTTATTCGCTCTGTAGATGATGTTATTGATTCCTCTGCGCCTGGCTATAAAGACTATCTCAGAAAATACTCACAAGCCAGTAAAGGTATTGAGCGTCTAGGAGAGGCTCAAAACTTTAGGTCTAAGGTTTTATCTACTACTCCTGATCCAATCAATGTTGGCGATTTTATGATCTCCCAGCCATCGTTTGCTAGGGCTATTCGTTCTACCGCTAAAGATACCAACCTATCTGAAATGCAAGTACGAGTATTGGAAAAAGTAGGTCGTGATTTAGACACAGGCGTATTAAACCGATCAGGCAAAGTGCCAGGTTCAGATACATTTAAAAACTTATCTACAGCCAATGTTATTGGCGGCATTATTGGTAAGCAGATGTTTGGTGAAGTGCCTCCAATCGTTAATAAAACCATTGCGCCTTTAAACTGGTTATATAACGGCACAGACGATCAAATTAGGGAATTGTTAGTGCAATCTATGTTAGACCCTAAATTAGCGTCAAGACTGCTTACAAAGGCTTCTACGACTACGGTTGAGCCACTAAGCAGAGAGTTGCAAAAGAAGGCTCTAAGCATCGGATATGGCGCTGCATTTGGCTTATCAGAATAACGCAATAAAGTTATAATCAAGGAAAATCATGGCATATACAAAATACTCCCTTACCCCAGCTAATAACAATGCTGCTCCTCCTGATGGCGCTCCAGAAGGAATGTTGCCATCAGCAGTAAACGATACTATGCGTGATATGATGGCGCAGATTCGTGATGTAGGCGATGGCATTAGGGGCGGCACATATACCATGACTGCTCCTATTATTACCGGTGGAACTATTACTGGTTCTACAATCAATAATTCTGCCATTGGTGCTACTACAGCATCTACAGGTGCGTTCTCTACATTATCCGCAACAGGTGTAACCACAGTACAGGCTGGCACAGTATCAGCCCCAGCTATTACTACATCGGGCGATACCAACACAGGTATCTTCTTCCCCGCAGCCGACACTATTGCCTTTACAGAAGGTGGTGCTGAGAGTATGCGGATTACAGATGTAGGAAATTTGGGAATTGGTACTGCCACACCTAATAAATCTAGTTCAAGCAAAGCTGTTACTGTAAACAATGCATCAGGTTATGTAACTTATGAAATTGCAGTTGCCGATGCAGAAGTATGGCGGATAAGTAGCAATGGTTCTGCTGGTGTATTTGATGTAACTGCTGGAACGCAGCCTAGATTGTTTTGGACTAATGGTGCAGAACGGATGCGTATTGATTCTAGTGGTAATGTAGGTATTGGTTCTTCAGCCCCAAATAACAAACTACAGTCGGCTTATACAGTTCCCGCTTCCGTTCCTTCTGCTGGAGCAGGAGCACACGGTCTTGCCGTTGGTTCTAGTGGATTTGGTCTTGCTGGTGGAGCATTAAGCTCAGGAAATGCTTATATTCAATCAACACGATGGGATGGCTCTGCAACTAATTACGACCTTTTGTTACAGCCTAATGGTGGTAATGTAGGTATTGGTACAAGTAGTCCTTCTGAACGATTAACTGTTTCGGGTGCTATTTCTTCAACTAGCAACGCTGCTGACTTTAATCAATCAAAAGCTACCTTTGATTACGCAAGTGGCGCAGGGCGGATAGCTTCGCATATAAGCACAGGCAGTAATTTACAGTTTTATACAAACCCCAATGGTGGCACAGTAACAGAACGGATGCGTATTCTAGCTAATGGCGATGTCGGAATAGGCACTACTAGCCCTTCTGCAAGACTAGGTGTTGTAGGTGCTGGAGGTGCTTCTTTATTTGTAGATTTTTCTGCTGGTGGAAATACCATTTATGATGCCACTAACCATATCTTTAGAAGTAACTCTGGTGGCTCAGAACGGATGCGTATTGCTTCTGATGGTAATGTAGGTATTGGTACTACAACTATGACCCGCAACTTTAATGTGGGCGGTAGTAATCCTGCTGTTGGAATGAATTTAAACAATACAGGCACATCAGGTCGTTCATACAGCATAATGTCTACTAATAGCAGCGCATCTACTGTTGGTTCACTAGCTTTCTTTGACGATACTGCTGGTGCGTATCGCATGGTAATTGACTCTAGTGGTAATTTGTTAGTTGGGACTACTAGTGCTGCTGGAATATTAACAGTAAACCAAACCGATGCTGGGGCAAGGACTATTAGTGCTTCTAGCCCAGCGTCTTATGCAGCCACAATGTTTCGTAGCGATTCTGTTACTGCTGCTGGTACAGGCTGGTATCATTTATATGGCTCATCAAGTAGCTCAACTGTAAATAACATATTTATTTATGGCAATGGAAACATTCAAAACGCTAACAATAGCTATGGCGCAATTTCTGACATCAAGTTAAAAGAAAACATTGTTGATGCAACACCAAAACTTGATAAGTTAATGCAAGTCAAGGTGCGTAATTACAACCTAAAAGGTGAGTACGAACAGCACAAACAGATTGGTGTAATTGCCCAAGAACTTGAAACAGTATTTCCTAGTTTGATTGAAGAAACCCAAGACAGGGGTGTAGGCGATGAATTGTTAGAAACAACAACTAAATCTGTCAAATATTCTGTTTTTGTACCCATGTTAATTAAGGCACTACAAGAACTAAACGCTAAAGTAGATGCACAAGCCGCAGAAATCGCAATTTTAAAAGGAAACTAATATGAACTACCAATGGAATGTAGTACAGATGGACAGACAAGTAGCTGATGGTTTTGTTACCACAGTTCACTACAATGTATCAGCAGTAGACGGTGAGTTTACTGCTTCTACCTATGGCACAGTAGGCTACACACAAGAGGAGGGCAGTTACACTCCTTTTGAGCAGCTGACAAAAGAGCAGGTAGTCGGCTGGGTACAAGAATCTTTAAATAAAAATACTGTTGAAGCAACATTGGCAACGCAGATTGATGCTCAAAAGAATCCAGTACAAGCGTCAGGATTGCCTTGGTCTGAATAAGTTTTTTAATCACAACTAGGAGAACGATATGGGAAAAGATAAAAAGACCCCAATCACAGTAAACGATGTAGAGTATGTATTTGAGGACATGACACCAGAGCAGCAAGCCTTGGTAAACCATTGCCTTGATTTAACTCGCAAAATCGAATCTAGCCAATTTAACCTTGACCAGCTTAATGTTGGAAAACAGGCTTTTGTTAAGTTGCTAGAGGAATCGCTTAAACCGAAAGAGTAATAGAATGTCAGACGAGAAGAACTTTCAATTTGACCCTTTTAAATTTGGCGGCCTAGTAACTCAGGTTGAGCATTTACAGCAAAAAGTAGATGTAATGGAAGCTGATATTAAAAAGCTGGTTGCTATGGCTGAACGCAGTAAGGGTTCGCTTTGGGCCTTAATGGGGGTTGCTTCTGTCGCTGGCGCATTTATTAGCTACATCACCGAGATTCTGTTCAAAAAATGATACTAGAAACCATTATTGGCGCATTAGTCCCAGTTGGCATAGACGGCATTAAAAGCCTGATTGGTATGTTTACAGGTGGCGTAAAGCCTATCTCGGTTGATGAGCAGATCAAGCTAGATCAAAACGAAATAAACAAGATGCAGGCGCTTGCCGCATTAGATAACCCATACGGATCGCCTAGCCAATGGGTAGTCGATCTAAGGGCTTCTAGCCGCTATCTAGGGGCATTATTTGTAATCGCTGTAGGCATAGGCACATTGTTCCTGCCTGTAGCGCCTGAGATTCAGCGAATTGGCATAGAGGCAGCTAACATTGCCTTTGGCTTTTTGTTCGGCACTCGTATTATGGCTAACCTTAAAAAATGACTAAAACCTTGTAGTTTTATTTAGTCGGTTTTTTTCTTGTTTCGTACAAAACTATCTGCCGTACATGGTAGCCAGTTAAACCAAATAACTTGCCAAGCTCTGCATATGTAGGCGAATATTTTGCGTGGACATTTCTAATTGCATCAATAAACTGATCGCTATATTTAGTAAGATTGCATTTTTCCCCATGCTGGTTATTTAACCCTGTGGTTCGTGCGTGGTTATTGTTTTCTTTGTATGAGGCCCACTCAAGGTTACACAATCGGTTGTCCGTTTTGTCACCATTTTTATGGTTTACTGTTGTCCTAAACTTAGGAGCGCCAAAAAATGCTTCAGCAACAACTTGATGGGCTGATTTTCTTGTTTTAGAATCAAAAGAAACTGATATATACCCAGTATTCATTTTTGATCCTTTAATAAATTTTTCTTTTAAATGCCCTTTTCTTCCGTCTGTATAAGTCATTTTTCTAGCTAATGCTTTAAAATTACCTAAATTAGATACTTCGTATCTGCCCTCAAAACCGACAACAGGCTTCCATATTTCTTCCATGATTATGATCCTTTGTATGATTAGGATGATTATACTATGAGTTCCAAAAGATTTACAGAGTGTTTAGCAATAGTCCTTAAACATGAAGGGGGTTATGTTTCGCACAAACTTGATCCAGGCGGCATGACAAACTTAGGCGTTACTAAGCGAGTCTGGGAGGAGTGGGTCGGGCATGAGGTAGACGAGAAAGCAATGAGAGCGCTTACTCCAGCAATCGTAGCCCCTATGTACGAGATGCGTTACTGGCGTACTAGCTATTGCGAGAAACTACCAAGAGGCTTGGATTTATTAGTATTTTCTATGGCGGTAAATGCTGGCGCAGGTCGTAGCGTAAAACTGCTGCAAGATGCAATCGGTGTAGTAGCAGATGGTGTTATTGGCCCACGCACAATGGCCCGAATAAACGAGTCTAATGTAGAAACATTGATAGATAAGTTTTCAGAAGCTCGTACAGCGTACTACAAGGGCTTAAAGCTATTTCCTGTATTTGGTAGGGGTTGGCTAAGTCGCACAGATAAAGAACGCTCAGAAGCCCTAGATATGGCCAAGAACGGCTAAAAAGGATCTGTAAGGTCAACATACTTAAAATGCTTGATTGGGACATCGAAAAAGAACTCTCCAGCAGGAACTTCTGTATTCTTGACCTCTATCAATGGACACTTTTTCATCAACTCAGCTTTCATCCAGTACGCATGGATTAAGTCGTGAGTTAGTGCAAAAAATAGCACAGGGAGATTTTGCTGAAATAGCTTCTCTTTACGCTGCGCACAATGAATGGTGGGATAGTGGCAGTACTCCCAACCACGAACTTCTACTTCAATATAACCAACTAGCTTTCCTGCTCTATACACGAGCAAATCTACTCCATACACATTAGGGTTTTCCCTACACTCCAGTCCCCACTTCATCTTTACCCATTTCGTCACCGCTTCCCTCGCTGGTGGATCGTACTGGTTGTGGAGTTTCTGACTGAATGGCTTTCTTAAAGATTGCATCCCAGTTTGTACGGTAATCATCGCTCACTTTTTTTTGGTTTTCGTTCATGGTAATGCCAGACTGATCGGAAGGGGTCTGGCGCTCCTCGTGAAGGATTGCAGCCGATCTCTTAGTGGGTTATGGGGCTAAGGAGGCTTCCTTTTGGGCCTTTAGCATTGGCGCTGATTTACGGATTGTTTCTAGTTCCGCTTCAAACGCCTTCTCTATCTGCTCAATCGTAAAGCCCTGCCTTAGAAACTTTAATACCAGGTCGGTGACTTGTTGTTGCATATCAGAAGCAAGTCACAATGTTGCCGCATACCGTACAAGTAGTCATCTTGCCATTGACAATAATTGTCTGTGTTTGGCAGGCATATCCTACGCCCATCAGTAACATATATGTTACCAATCCAATAGCTATCTTTTTCATATCAGCTCCTTAGAATGGGATGTCATCATCAATAGTTTGCTTAGGCATTTCATCATCGCCTTTGGCCTTAAAGTTGCTGCGCTCCTTCTCCTTGCCAATCGCAATGCTAAAGAACTTGCCATTTTTACCTTCCTTAATCCAGCCACTTAGCCAATGCTCTTTGCCATTGACCATGATTGTTCCAGCATAATCAGGATGGGTTGGTTTCTCTTTGCGATCATTTTTAAATAGTGATCCGCTACCTTCTTTTGGTTCATAAGCCATTATTTATTTCCTTTAATTTAGAATACATCTCACTCACTTCACCGAGGAATTTCTCTACTTCCTGCTCCATCGCCTTAATGTATTCCTCATCTCTCTCAAGGCGTACTACAAACAACTGCAAATCTTCTGGTAAGCGTGGATCGTAGCTTACAAAATCACACCACTCTTTGCCTGTTACTGCCATTTGGCATTGCATCTGCGGCACATACTTTGCTGGCGGTTTACCAGCTAATAGGTACTTAATATGCGTTTTGCTATTAGGGCATTTAATCTCTAGTAAACCAGTTTCACCAACCAGTCCATCAGGGCTACATCCAAACCATTCTATCGTAGGATGATCTACAAAAGCAACCTGTTCTACAAATACATTAGCATGGGCCTCATAAGCAATCCTAGCCATTGGTTCGGTCTGTGTACCCCATTCCATTGCCGCATTGGTAAACGACTCGCCTGGCTCGTTTGTAAGCCTTTGGACTACCAATTCTGTGCGGTAATCTTCCCTTGTGGCGGCCTCGCCAGACTTACCCTTAGCCAAGACATCAGTAATCCGACTAGCGGTTACTTTGCCAAGCCTAATTGCCAGCCATTCAGCACTTCCCTGCTCGATCACTTGACTACCTCTACCAATTCTTTGGCAAGCTCTAGTTGTTTGGCAGCGCACTCTTTAGCTTTTTCTACATTGCCTTTTAGCTCGTAGTTATAAAAGCTCTTGGCTGTGCGGATAATGTCCATATACACTTCTGAATAATCTCGGTTCATTCTTTATCTTCCAATGATTCGTTAATTGGCTGGGTTATAAATGGTACATCAGAAAGCTCATCCAATTCCCATTTTTTTGCAAACTCAGCAGACATAGCATCTATCGCAGCGTTCCAGCCCAGCGCAAAGTATTCCTGCGGATGGTAAACAGATTGCTCTAGCTTGTTAAAGGCTTCTAGACAATGTTTGTTTATCATTTTTGTTTCCACTTATAGACTTTTGCTGGCTCTACTGCTGGCTCAATATCTTCTACAGATTGGTTACAGATCGCACGAAAGTCGGCCCACTTCTTTTTGTAAAACTCTTGCTCACTAGCTGGCACATAGTTATACAGCTTTGCCCAGCGCAGAGTAATGTCTGTCCCTGCCTTTGTGTATACATAGTTATTTTTCATTTTTTCTTTCCTTTATATTTTTGCTCGGCTTGTCTTTTCAGACACACACCACAACGCCAACGATTAACAGGCCCAGTCTTTACCAGCTTAAAATCACTAGCTGGTCTTTCCACCTGGCAACTAGCACACCATTTCCGTTCCACCATCCCATCCTTCCTTTAAATATCCATATTCTGAGGCATCGCATACGGCTCTCAAATCGGAACACACATCGCACTTTTCCACCCATATCCTGTACTCGTGGTTTTTTGGTCTGTGTATTCCCCATTTTGTTCCGCACTCTGAACATACATTATCAGGCTGCTGTTGTGCTAGTTTCATTTAGCATCGCTTTCATCTGCTCGTAAGCCGCAACTAACTTAGCCTGATCGGTTTTATTGTTGTTGAATTTAGGGTAAGATAGAGCGTAGGCGGTTCGCAATTCGGCAGGGCTTTCTGCTGCCTGTAAATTGCCAATGTAGTAATCTACTGGTAGCTCGGTCTTTGCAGGTTTTTGCTCTACAGAGTCCACTACATCATTCTCGGTGATCTCCATGCACATTAGCCAGAGGTATCTACGAAAATAAGTATGTGTGCTGCCCATAGACTGAATAGCCTGCCCTTTAGCGTTTTCTGCCATAACCAATGGAGAGGCAAAAGTAATCATGCCATTTCCGTCTGCCTCATGCACAGTCAGACAGGCCGTATCGTTTGTAAACGAAACTACTCCACAAAGACCAACCTTGTTAAAAATTTCAGTTACCTGCGGAATAAAGTCTGCTAGTTCAAAATAGCTAAACCCAGCATAATTATTCTTTCCTGATTTGTTTAGTTGTGTGCTATGCAATGCAACTCTAGCTTCTTGCAATTTTTTATATACTGACATGGTTTTCCCCTTCACTTGGTTAAAAAATGTTCTGCAACAGCTTCTTGATACTCAAACGACAGGTAGTATAACTTCCTACCTAACTTCTCCCACTCTTTCTTTTCAATACAATCACGCAAGAAAGCCTGTAAATCGGGATCATTGCACTTCTGCTGTAGAGCCTCGCCCCACTTAAATATATCGGATGGATCGTACTCTGGATCGTTTTTAACGGTATCGTAGATACGCTCTTGTAAGTCCAGCGAGTATGTATCGTCTGCTGGCTCGTAGTAGTTGTTATTGTTGTAGCTCATAGCACACCTACACGGAAACCGTAAACCATTGCAGCAAAAAACACGATTACTGCTCCAAAAATACCGCCTAAAATAATGTCTTTCATTTCATACTCCTTCACGAGTGGTTAATGCCTCCCCCGAAGGGGAGGAGTTATTTACGCTAGTTCTACTGCTTTCTTAATTTGAGCTACATCAAAGGTTGTGAACAGATCACATATTGCTAAAACCATTTCGTCTGATACTGGCTCTTTTGTTGCCAAGATCAATTCTGCTTGCGTTAGAACAAATGTTGTGCGGCTAATTTTGTTGCCTTGTTTAGTTGTGTATTCCATTTTGTTACTCCTTCACGAGTTGATAAAATTTACTGCATGGATAAATCTTAATCCATAAATGTAGAGTTTTTACAAGGAATGTAGAAATATTTACAAAATGTTGCTTTTTTGCACTATGTTGCGTTTTTGCAAAGGTGTAGAATAAAAGTCTACATAGGAGAAACCATGACCGCATTTGAAAAACTAATGGCTGAATTTGGCTCAATCAAGAATCTATGCCAAATCTTAGGGGTTAAGTATGTAACGGCCTATGCCTGGAAGATGCGTAACGGCATCCCTGCTAAATGGCATCAGAAGATCGTAGAAGCCTCAGAAGGCCGCATAACCGAGCAAGACCTTGGCTAATAGCCAGAACAGCCGTACGGTGGCTTTGCTGGAGTCTAGGGGCTATAAGTGCGACATAGTAGAGTCCTACAATGCGTTCACCAGGCGCAAAAAAGACCTGTTCCATATATTCGATATATTGGCTATAGGCAATGGGGAAACGGTAGGCGTACAGATCACCAGCAAATCCAACATGAGCAGTAGGGTTAAAAAGATTAGCGAGTCCGAATACCTGCCAGAACTCATACGCAGCAAGTGGCGCATCCTTGTTTTAGGTTGGTACAAAGAACCGAATGGCAGATGGGCTTGCAAAGAAACCGAATTGTGATGTAAGATACCATTTCCTGTGCTGGCGGCTCTAACGACATCGTAGCGGTACAGGAGCAGTAAAGCGTTACTAGAAGGGTAAGAGGCTGAAATAGCGCAATACAGGTGGCGAAGATAGTGCCTGTGCCTCGCAAGACTGTCGGGTTCTGTAACTCCGATGGAGCAGATGAAGGCGAATCTAGGTAGGCTAGGTTCGTTCACCGAAAGAGCAGATGTATCTTATATAAGACTTTAATAAGACTTATGTATAGAATAAGATACACAATGCAATCGCATTACCTTACAAAATGTCCCGATCAGTAACTTTTGTGTAATTTGCGCTACTTTTTTGTCCAAATAGCCCGATCAGGAAACTTTTTCCTACGCTGATGTCCTATTTTTGCATGACTTTTTATTTAAATTTCATGCACTTGCAGCACTATTTTTAACAACACAAACTGTATTAAAGAAGCCTTTAATCGTATATACATTGTCTATACAAAAAAACGCTTGCGCCTATGTAGATTTGTAGATTAGTATGTAGTTTATGAAACTTATACGAAAATCTATTACTGGTATGTGCGCTGATGCTACAGCGTGTTTTCCAACCTGGCAGATCAAGCGCCTCAAGAAAAATTGGCTGGTTGATCGAGTGTTAATGCGTGGCGTTACTAATGAGGGCGAGATAGTTGTTACCCCAGTAGCCATTGCCACAGACCATAAACGCAAACAATACATGATGGATGGCATTACTGGCACTCTTTACCGAGAAGATGGTAGCTGCTTAACATCTGACCATCTTAGGCTTTTAGAAGTTCGGCACGAAGATGGATTAGAAAAAGTAATTTTGGCAACTAAAAACACTAAAGCTATGGGAGGTGCGTAATGCCAACTGAGTTTATTCCGTTTGCTGGTGAAGTAGAGATCGGCAAAACGGCTATGGAAATAGCAGATGAGCTAGAAAGCGCATTGCAGTTTAGTAATGCAATCTACGCTTTAGTAGAGGCCGCAGAAATGCTAAGAGCGCAAGAGCTAAAGATTCGTGAGATGCAGATGCGGATAGATAGCCTTACCGTTTACACAAACTATGGGGCGCACTAATGAACAATGAACCAGTAGCGTGGATTGACCCATACGACTTAGAACGCTTACCCCACCATGATTGCTGGGTAAACGGGCAAGAACATAAAAACAGCGTACCACTCTATACCCATCCAGTAAAAGAACTAACAGATGAGGAAATATATCAAGCATGGGTAGAAGCAAAAAATACCGCTTTAAATACAAGAGGTTCTGATTTTGTTGAGGTTATTTTTGCTAGAGCAATACTAAGAAAGGCACAAGAGAAATGATGAAATTTATTGTTTGTTTAATTGGTTGGGTATTGATTCCAATCGCTATGCTTGTTGTGGCTTTTGATATTGCTAAATGTTGGGTTGAAGCGGAAGTTAATGGAAAGGCACAAGATAAATGAAAACCCTAAAGTGGTCTGGGACTTTACTTTGCTTGCTGGGCATACTACTTACCGCATTAAACATTTACCCAGCAAACATCGTAATAGGTTTCATTGGATCTGGGCTATGGGCTGCGGCTGGATACGCACAAGACGATATGGCCCTTTTTACTGTTGAAATCGTAGCGGTTGCTTTTTACTTTGCAGGCATTGTATTATTTATAACTGGTGAACTTACTAAGTGGGGACTTATATGAGTTTTAATGAGTTGTGGGGTTTGTACCCTAGAAAAGTAGCAAAGCGAGTAGCGCAAAAGAGTTTTGAACGCCTAACACAGACAGAGCAGGCGCAGGCATTAGAGGCTATGCCTAATCACTTGGCCTACTGGAAGTCGCAAGATACGCAACTTGCGTACATACCGCATTTAGCTACTTGGCTTAATCAGTATAGGTTTGAGGATGAGATCGTAATAGAAGCGCCAAAACAAAATAAAAAGCCTGAGTTGCCTTGGTATAGCTCAGAGGAACTAACGATTAGAAAAGCAAACGAAATAGGATGCCCAGCGTATGCAGGAGAAGGATGGCAGCAATGGAGGGCTAGGATTAGTAATAAGATCAAGCAGCTTGAGGAGCAAGCCTGATGGAACTTTTTGAAAACAATAATCCGATATTTGATGAGTGGAAGGATATGCCAGAGTTTGTTCAAGAAAGGCAAGATCCTTACGCAAAAATAATTATAAGATTTGAAACTAAGGAAGATTTGGAAGAATTTGCTGTTTTAATAAATCAAAAACTTACACAAAAAACAAAAAGCATTTGGCATCCAGAGTTACAAAGAGGCATACATTCTGGAAAAAGGTATGTAGATGAATCCTAATTATCCTATTTACATTGTTTCTAAGGGCCGTTGGGAAAGTAGATTAACAAGTAAAGCATTGGAAAGAATGAAAGTTCCGTATAACATTGTGATTGAGCCTCAAGAATATGATAAATATTCCGCAATGATTGACCCAAATAAAATATTAGTTTTGCCATTTAGCAACTTAGGCCAAGGGTCTACGCCAGCAAGAAATTGGATATGGGATCACTCAATATCTATGAACGCAAAAAAACATTGGATTATTGATGACAACATCGAGAATTTTCATAGGCTAAATAGAAACATTAAGCCAGTTGTTGAATCTGGAACAATATTTAAAGCGGCAGAGGATTTTGTTGACAGATATGAGAATGTTCCAATAGCTGGATTTAACTATTATTCATTCTGCAAAACAACAGACAAAATACCTCCATTTACTTTAAATACAAGAATTTACTCTACTATTCTTATAGACAATAAGTTTCCGCATAGATGGAGAGCAAAATATAACGAAGATACAGACCTTTCTTTGCTTGCTCTTAAAGCTGGTTACTGCACCATACAATTTAATGCTTTTTTGGCTGGCAAAGTAACAACACAGAGGATGAAAGGTGGAAACACAGACGAGATTTATAAAAACGGAACTTTAGAAAAATCTCAATGCTTAGTTGACTTGCATCCAGATGTGGCTAAAGTCGTATGGCGATTCAATAGATGGCATCACCATGTAGACTATAAAAAGTTTAAAAAAAATAAGTTGATAAAAAAAGAAGGTCTACAAATAGATAATGTTGTTAATAATTATGGGATGAAGTTAATTGATGGACACGAGCAGCGAGGAATGGAGAAACATTTGCGAGGCTAAAGACCTACTATCTTGGCCCTTAGTAGCAAGACGAAAACAACTAGCCTTGATCTACGAAAAGCGTGGACAAGCTGGGTATCAAAAACTAACAGAGGAAATGACAAGGCAATGGACAGAAAAACAGACGAAGCGTACTCAGCCGCAGAGCGTATTATTGAACTCGGAGATCAGTTTGCAGCAGCCCACTCAAGGCGAGTTGCTTTAGAGCATTACATTAAAGCAGAAAAGGCCGTACAAATGATTGCATCAAGTCAGCCAAGTATCTCTGGTAAGGAAATGGAGGCGCAGGCAAGTCAATCATTTATGGATAAAATAGATGAGATTGAGAAAGCTGCGTTTGCAGAAAAATCAGCACAAACCAAAATAAAAGGGTATGAGCTATTTATAGAAGTATTCCGTACTGAAAGCGCTAATAATCGTACTGTTGACAGAGCTGTAAGATGAGCGATTTGCCATACTACATGGGCCTAATTATATTTATTACACTAGGCATATCAATTTGGGTTACATTTAGGTAATGTATAGAAACAAAAAACTACTTGAGTATGCAAGAAAACTACCCTGTCAACATTGCGGCATTGACGATGGAACAGTCGTTGCGGCACATAGTAACCAGCTTCGAGATGGTAAAGGTAGAGGACTTAAATCGCATGATTACCGTATTGCGGCCCTCTGCTATAGCTGCCACTCGAACCTCGACCAAGGACAAGTGCTGTCAAAATCCGATAGGGTACAGATGTTTGAGGATGCGCACCGTTCCACTATTGGTCAATTTTTTGAATTGGGATTTATTGCCGTATCCTAAAACTACAGTTCAAGCGGATCAAGTCCTAGTTCCGTAGCTACAAGTTTGCAGCGATCCCTAAATGCTTTTCCATGATGCAGCCACTTATCGCCTTTTTGCCGATAAAAACTCATGTGGATCATCTCATGGCATAGCGTAGTAATTACGGTGTAGTAATGACCGCACCTAGCAGATGACACAGTAACCGTATGTTCAAACTCCTCGCCTGTATCGTACAGGTAAGTTCCCATAAGCTCTGGATCATCTGTAACTACAAAATCAACCTCCTCTGGTAGAGGCATCTTCCAACGGCTGTACGGATAGCAACACGCTAAAGAAGCGTATAGATTGCTAAGTACAGCTGGAGTAAGTTTCATGCCTTCATGCCATCATGCGTTAGACTTTGTGCAATGCGCCACGAAAATCAACTAAATCCTCGCCAGCAACTCGCACGATCTCAGGCTGCAATAATCTTTTTTTATCAAAACTTAGCATTACAAAGCCTTGACCCCAATCTTTAGGGGTATCTTCTGTGTATGCAAACTGCTGTGAGTGCGGATCAGCCAATGTGCCAGTTTGAACTCCCCAGCGAGTGCCGTTATAGTCTGCGACTGGTATTGCTGATAGCACATGGGTATGGCCTGTAATCATATTAACGCCTGAGTTCATTGCGTTATTCCTGCCGCCAGTCCAGCCGCCTTTCCAGCGATGCTTAATACAGGTATCTTCATTAACCCAAAAAGACCAGCAAGGCTGCCACGCTGGGAAATACTCTTTTAGTGTAGTGCCTCGTACTCCTTCAAAAGCTGGAAGGTTAGCCACTATTGACATCTCTAGGCGTTGATCGTGATTGCCAAGAGGCCAAAACATCTTAGCCCCTTTTGCTACTTTCTCAATCTGCCCTAAGTAATGTTGGCAAGCCTCTAGCTCCTCTTTAACTGTAGGCAGCTTAGACCAGTCTGCTCTAGGAAAGCGGCTGATATTAGCGCCATCTAGCGCATCACCATTACAGATAATAGCTGTAGGTTTATATTCCTTAATCATTTCAATCAAGGCTTTAAATGCAGTAGTGGTTTCATCGGGCCAGAAGTGGGCATCGCTAAAAACAATGACTCTGCCCTTTTCTATATCCATACCCCTGCGAGTATGACCAGGCGTTTGATCTACCTTTTTAAAGTAGGCTGGATTGTCGCTTGCAAAAGTATCTAGGATTATTCCGTATTTATTCTCTAATGTACGCCTACGAGCCATTACATTGCGAATTGAAATATTGTGTTTCTTGCCGAACTTAGTAGGACTACCAATCGTTTTCCAAGAAGCAATCCACTCATCATCTGTTAGGTGATAGCCAGCCATATATGCCTTTGCTTTAAGATATTGAATATAATACAATAAATCTAGTTGTATAATATTCTACATTTAGGAAATTTACTAGAGCTAATGGAACAACGACTTCAAAACTGGGCATGGTATGTATCTTATGGGGTAATTGGCCCACAAGTAGAAACAACCTGTCGCTCGTTTGAAAAGAATTACATTCCTGAGTTAGGTAATTTGTATGCAGAACCAGAGCCGCATTACGAACCCGATAGCATAGATGGCGATTTGATTGAGCAAGCTATTAAGTGTTTACCCTTAAATCTGCGGCAGGCGCTTAAACTCAGATATGTTAGCCATCCATACGCATCCATTAACCAACTGGCTCACGCTGCAAGAACAACAGTACATCGCTTGGAACTAGATTTAGAAAATGCAAAAAAACGACTCCAGCATGAGCTTGATAAAAAATGCAAATCAAATCACTATAAGAGCCTGCTCAAGGTGCAAGATCAGCAAATCGACTAGAGATGGCGCAATGGAGATATACGGCAATGGTATATATCAGCGCTTTATCTGCGTATCTTGTAGGAATGTAAAAACGCATTTATAATTGTGCTAGGAAACCTTTGCCCAAAATTTGCGAGAGCTTAAATGAACCCTGAGAAAACTACCATTATGATCGGTCTGCTGGGTGATAAGCCCAAGATGGGCAAAAAAGAAGAAGGTGGCCTGCTGGCTGAGGACAAAAGCTCCTGCCCATTATCTACAATGGATGCCGACATCAACAAAGGCAATATGAAAAAGGCTGTTTTAACGGCTGATTATGGGTCTAAGAAAGATGGCGAAGGAAAATGTAAGGCTTGTGAGTATTTCAATACTGATATGGCTGATTGTGGCGTACCTAAAGGTAAAGGTCATTGCGACATCTTTGATTTCGTATGCGACTCAGAAAATGGCTGTATGGCATGGGAAGCAGTAGGCGAAGATGAGATGGAAATGGAAGATGAGGAGTACGAAGATTGAAAACTGGACTCTACTCTAATATCGCAGCCAAGAAAAAACGCATAGTTGAAGGGTCTGGCGAGAAGATGCGTAAGCCTGGCACAAAAGGCGCACCAACCGCAGCCGCATTTAAAGCCGCAGCAAAGACAGCAAAACCAGCTAAAAAGTGAGATTAGCAGTAATAATCCCTTATAGAGATCGAGAGCAGCATCTAGTTAAGATGTTGCCGCACACAGTTAGTTTTTTCCGTAGAAACACCAATATAGAGCCATTGTTTTGCATAGCAGAGCAGGTAGACGATTGCCCATTTAACAAGGGCGCAATCCTAAACCACGCTTATGCTGCGGTATCTGGCATGGTGGATTATGTTTGTTTTAACGATGTAGACTATATGCCTATGTGGGCAGACTACTCAGAGCCATCGTTGCCCAGCCGAATTGTATGGCATGGCATGGATACACGGCCTATTGGACACGGTACGAATGGCGTTATTAACGCACAGCGCTATGGTTTAGCCGCAGTAGCACTAATGAAAAAGTGGCATTTTGAAGCCTGCAATGGATACTCCAATACTTATTGGGGATGGGGCTACGAGGACACAGACCTCGCTAAGAGGCTTGAATCAGTTGGTCTGCCAGTAGGGTATAGGAATGGTACTTTTATCGCCTTAGATCACGATTCTAACGGCTACAATGCCAACGGTGAAACCGAGGCAAGCAAAGCAAACGCCAAACGATATGCAGATAGGGTTTACCCTAACATGGTAGATGGACTTGCTACACTAAACGCAGATGTTGTAGAAATACAACACATGGAATCAAGAGGGCTGGCTGAATCAGAAACAGCACCGCTAGTCTGGTGCAAATACGATCTAAGGGAAATGTATGAAGATGAGCAAAAAGCAAGCCAAAATCGGTAAGGTAATGGGCGAGTACAAAGAAGGCACATTGCATAGCGGCAAAAGCGGTAAAGTCGTTAAAAACCCTAAGCAAGCTATTGCCATTGCTATTAGCGAAGCATCTAAGTCTGCTCGTTACAAAAAATGAAGATTCGGGAAGCTGCTGGAGTATTGGAGCGCATGGGCGTTGCAGGGTATAACAAGCCTAAGAAAACACCAGGCCATCCAACCAAAAGCCATGTAGTAGTCGCTAAAGAAGGCGATAAAGTAAAGACCATTCGTTTCGGTCAGCAAGGCGTAAGCGGAGCAGGTGCTAACCCTAAGACAGAAGCAGGCAAGGCAAGACAAAAGAGTTTTAAGGCTAGACACGCCAGCAACATTGCTAAAGGCAAGATGAGCGCAGCTTACTGGGCCGACAAAGTTAAATGGTAGAGTTCACTAGCATTAACCCATCGGAAAGCGATAACGGTGACTATGTTGCCGCAGTCAGCAATGCAGTAGCTAATTACGATGCTTTTGTAAACTTTAAACGGCATCCAGCCTATGCTGGAGTGCTAGAACACGCATCCTACAAGCAGGGTGTAATGTGCCTAGAAGCAGTAAACAGACAATCGCCAGAGATGCTGGCAGATGTAGAGAAGTACAAGGAAAACGATTTAGTAGGTGGCGCATCACCGCAAGAGTATCCGATTGGATACATAAGCCCATCTACATTACGCTACATGAAAGTAGCAAGCGATATTAAGACTTTGTTTGGCAATGTAGAGAAAGTAGCAGAGATTGGTGTAGGGTATGGCGGTCAGATGTTAGTGTTAGACCGCACCATTGCAATGCAACAATACCATTTGTTTGATCTACAGCCTGTCCTGCGCCTGGCAGAAAAGTACCTAGAGCATCACATACTCAACTCATCCTACAAAACCTCTACGCTAAACCAGCATAAAGGCGATGAGGAATACGATTTAGTAATAAGTAACTATGCTTACTCGGAACTGCCGAAAGAGCTAGAGATAAAATATATCCAAAAGGTACTAAGCAAAGCTAAACGAGGCTATCTGACAATGAATAGCGGATTACCTAATAGCTGCTTTACCAAAAACAAGCTAACGATATACGAGTTAGCAGATTTGCTACCTAAGTTTGAGATACTAGAGGAATACCCTAATACCTACCCTAATAACTACATAATTGTATGGGGGCATAAACTGTTGTAGAATAGCAACACACATCAACCATCAACCCAAAGGGAATGGAATGGAAAGTTCTACAGAAAACAAAGATTTAGGAATCGCCTCGAATAATCGTGGCGGTCAGCCAGGCAATCAGAACGGCAAGAAGGGCAAGCTGTTCTATAACCAGCTCAGAGTAGCCTTGGTTCAAGAGGATAGCCGTAAATTACGCACCATTGCACAAAAGCTAGTAGATGCTGCCGAGCAGGGTGAGCCTTGGGCCATCAAGGAAGTAATCGACAGGGTAGACGGTAAGGCCGTACAAGCTACAGAGATTAGCGGTGTAGATGGCGAGGCTATCGAACTAAAGCAGATTGAGTTCATTATCAAGCGCCCAGAGTGATCGAAGCAGAAGAAAAACTAAGTCTTGAGATACCAGAGAAGCTAGAGTGCTTGCTGGAAGATTACCGCTTTAAAGTCGTATACGGTGGGCGTGGCTCATCTAAGTCTTGGACAGTAGCCAGAGTATTGCTTGCTATAGGCCGTAGAAAGAAGATTAGGGTCTTATGCGCTCGTGAGTTTCAGAACTCCATTAGTGACTCGGTACACGCTCTGCTTGCAGATCAGATCAAGTCGCTAGGCTTAGAGGACTTCTACACGGTACAGAATACAAGCATCTTTGGTAAGAATGGCACAGAGTTCCTGTTTGCAGGCTTAAAGCACAACATTACCAAGATCAAGTCGTTTGAGGGTGTAGACATCTGCTGGGTAGAGGAAGCACAGACTACCAGTAAGTCTAGCTGGGACACGCTGATTCCTACGATTCGGAAGGAAGGCTCAGAGATATGGATTACATTCAATCCTGAGCTAGATACAGACGAAACCTATAAACGGTTCGTAATCATGCCGCCAAAGACGGCAAAGGTAGTAAAGGTAAACTGGTCAGACAATCCTTGGTTTCCTAAAGTCCTGCAAGATGAGATGGAGGACTTGAAAGAACGAGATATAGACGCATATCTGAATGTATGGGAAGGCAACACTAGACAGGTGCTAGATGGCGCTGTGTACGCTAATGAGCTACGCAAGGCGCAAGAGGAAGATCGGATCAGAGATATACAGGTTGATAAGTCTATCCCTGTATCTACATTCTGGGACTTAGGCTGGGCAGACAATACAAGTATTTGGTTCGTACAGACTGTGCCAGGCGGTGAGGTACGAGTTATTGACTTCTATCAAGACAATCAGAAAACCATAGATCATTATGTAAATATCCTTCAAAACAAGGGATATACATATAGGGATCATTGGCTGCCGCATGACGCAGAACATAAGAATATGACTGGTCGCAGCACAAAAGAGATTATTGAGAACATGGGGCTGCCAGTACGGATTACCTTTAAACTGTCTATAGCAGACGGCATAAACGCAGCTAGAATGTTGATGAATCGTTGTTACTTTGATACCAACCGTTGCGCTGAGGGATTACAGGCTTTACGGCACTACAGATACGCAGTAGACCCTGATACAAAGATGTTTAGTGATAAGCCCTTACATGACCAACATTCTCACGCAGCAGACGCATGGAGATATGTAGCTGTAGGACTGGATGAGAAGCCCGATATGTGGGATAAGCCATTAAAGATTAACGCAAAGTGGATAGTTTAAATATGTAGGACAACAAGCTAAAAGGTACTCAAGTGGCC